CGATAATGTTTTCGCAGAAAATCCTGCATCAAGTTCTAAATGGGATTTAGTTACTTCAGGATTTAATTTAAGAGGTGATTGGGGCGAAGATTCAACTAGCCAAGATTATAGAATTGGTGATGTTGTTAGATTAGGTGGTTATACATATCTATGTATTGCTGATCATCAATCACAACGTCCACCAAACACAACTTATTGGGCATTATTGAACCAAGGTATTGAATGGAAAAATACATGGACTACTGCAACACTTTATGATAAAGGTGATTCAGTACGTGAAGGTTTAATAAGTTATATTTGTGTTGCGGCACATACATCAAGCGGTTCAAACAAACCATCTGCAGATAGTGCAGGAGCATATTGGAATACACTAGCAAGTGGTGCTGAAGAATCAGCAATTACTACTGAAGGTGGTATACTTTAGCGTTCAGGATCAGGACCAGCAAGATTACCAATTGGTACAGAAGGTCAAGTACTAAGTGTTAGTTCTAGTGGTTTACCTGAATGGAGAGAATTTGGTGCAACACCAGATGTATACTATGTTGCTACTAATGGTTCAAACAAACCTTTTCCAACAAACGGTTCAAACTTAGACCGTCCTTGGAAATCAATTCGTTACGCATGTGAAGAAATTGAAAAAGGACCTAAGAATCCAAATGCGGCATCACTGTTAGAAGAAAACAGAACGTTTATAGCATTTGAAACTGCTAAATGGGCTAAGAGACAGATCATTACACAGACATCTCCGTTCTTTATTGGTTTTGCTTTTGATGAAGCAAAGTTTGAGAGAATAGCAGGATTTGCAGTAGACGCACTTTACTTAGATCTTAAAAAAGGTGGAAATGTAAATGTACGCAGAGTTGCACAAGCAATGAAAGACAATGCAAGTCCAGATTACTTTACAACTGGTTCTGAAACACAAAACGTTGCGGCACTTAACTTTGTAGTTACAATAGCAACAGATGTTATTAATAGTGCAACACCGGCGGCTGACTATCAAGACTTAGATGGTGTAGCGTCAGCTGATAGATACTTACAAATTAAAGATGCTACTAGAGCACCAGAAGCAGGTGTAGTAGCGGCTATGACAGCAAGTATGACAATAATTACATCGGCAATAACACTAGGTAGCGGTTATACTCTTCCAACAGAAAGTAAACCACATAAAGTAATTTATGTAAAAACTGGAGAGTATAAAGAAGTATTACCTATTAGAGTTCCAGAAAGAGTTGCTATTGTTGGTGACGAATTACGTTCAACTAGAGTTGAGCCAGCAGGTCAGCAAACACAATCAAGTGACACAACTTACTCACTAGCGGGTATCCTACATATGAAATCAATACTTGATGATATTATTGAAGGTACAGCAATTACAAGACAAACTGGTAATACACTTACACAGAATGTTAGTAAGCCTTGGAGTACTAGTGGTGTATCGACTGTGGTAACAGACTTAGCACAAGAACTTTATGACCAAATTGATTATCAAGTAAACGGAGCATCAGGAGATTCTACTGCACCTTTAATGAGAGGTGTAAATGCTAGAGTTGACGATGAAAATAAATTTGCGGCGGCGAGATTATTACTTCTTAACAAAGCATTTATTGGACGTGATGTAACAAAGTATATTACAGTTAACTATCCTTCATATAGTTTTAATACAGCTACTTGTGAATCTGATGTTGCACATTATATCGACGCTTTCATTTATGACTTAATTTATGGAACAGGCGAAGGTAGTAACTATGCTACATTATTTGCAGGATTAATTTACGGAAATAGTGTAAATGGTTCAGTGTTAGAAAATATGTACTTACTAAGAGATGGTACAGGCATTAGAAACCAAACATTAGGTGGTTTAACAGGAACACTAAGTTCAGCAAACCAATACGGAACTAAACGTCCTACAGCAGGAGCATATTGTTCATTAGATCCAGGGTGGGGACCAGACGATACAAGAACTTGGATTACTTCAAGATCACCATATGTACAAGGTGTAACTAACTTTGGTACTGCATGTGTTGGATTAAAAATTGATGGTTCATTACACGCAGGTGGTAACGATTCGATTGTTGCTAACGACTTTACACAGATCTTAAGTGATGGTATTGGTGCTTGGGTAACAAACTTAGGTAGAGCAGAACTTGTTTCAGTGTTCTCATACTACGGACATATTGGATACCTTGCAGAAAACGGCGGTAAGATACGTGGTACTAATGGTAACTGTTCATACGGTGACAGAGGTGCAGTATCAGAGTTTATTGACGTAACTGAGATTCCAACAACAGGTGGTGTAAACAACAGAAAACTTGAAGCACAGATTGGTAGAGCATTAACAGACGGAAGTGCAATTATTCACTTTGAATATACTAACGCTGGTAACAACTACAGTAACTCAACTTACACTATTAGTGGAGACGGATATGGCGCAGTCATAGCAAACGGAAACTATGTAGATGGTGGATTGTTTGAAGTTAGACTACGTAACCCAGATGATGGATCTACTTATAATGAAAAAGATACAAACAACGACGGACTGTTTAATGACGCAGATTCAATAGGTGGTAGAGGTTACTCTAGCAGTGAAAATACTGCACAGGCAGGTAACACTACACAGATTACTTTGTCAAACACTGAAACTGCTAACAATACAAAATACGTAGGTATGCGTATTGTAATTACAGCAGGTACAGGAGCAGGACAGTACGGCTTTATTGCTTCATATAACTCAGGTACAAAAGTTGCACAAATTGCAAAAGAAAGTGACAACGCCGGAGGATGGGAAACATGGCACCCAACAAATGGAATTGCGGCAACACTAGATGCTACAACAGCATATAGTATTGAACCAAGAATCCAAGTAGTTGGAGGCGGCGGAACAGGAGCACAAGTTAGAGCAAGTGTAACAACAGGAAGAATTACACAGTTCTACATTGTAAATCCAGGAAGCGGCTACACAAGTTCTCCTACACTTACAATTACAGACCCAAGTGAAACTACTGAAGTTCCATGGGAATGTAGAGTTGGTGATGGTGTACTAGCACAGCCTACATGGACATCAAGAGGTATAGACTTTGAAACTGCAGGCGGTCAAGTAACTGGAAACGGATACGCAGACATTTATCAATCAGCACAGTTTATGAACGTTTACGGAATGAGTGATGTTCCAGTTGAAGGTGCAAACTTACAACTTGATGGCGACAGCAGGTTCTTTAAAATTGTGTTTGTTAGAGAACTGTTAGGTAGTGCAGGTAACTATACTGCTAACTTACAAGTATCACCAGACTTAGGAGTTGAAACTTCTCCAGAGCATGGTACTAACGTTACAGTCAGAAGAAGATTTAGTCAGGTAAGATTAACAGGACATGACTTCTTAGATATTGGTACAGGCAACTTTGCCAACACTAACTATCCAGGAACACCGACTGTTGCAAACGATCCAAACGACGAAGTTACAGAGTCAGGCGGAGGTAGAATTTTCTACACAAGTACTGACCAAGATGGTAACTTTAGAGTTGGTAGATTGTTTAACGTTGAACAGTCAACAGGATCTGCGAGCTTGAATACAAGTGCATTTAGTTTAGCAGGACTACAAGAATTGTCACTAGGTGCAGTGGGCTTAGGACAAGGCGGCGCTGTTATTAACGAATTTAGTACAGATGGTACATTCAGTGCTAATTCAGATAACGTTGTTCCGACACAAAGAGCAATTATTACATACATCAATTCACAGATTGGTGGAGGTAGTAGTTCCTTGAACGTTAACGCAGTTACAGCAGGTAAAATAAATATTACTGGTAATACAATAGGTACAACCGATAATAGTCCAATTACTGTAACTACGGGAATGAACTTTAACGGCGGTGTAAGTGGAAGTCCAGTTGCATTTGCGTTCTTTTTAACAAGTAAAACATAATGGCTAAATACTAACATAGGAGTAATAAAATGGCATCAGGAATATTAGGATCAAGCGATCTTTCAGCAAATAGTAATACTACTATCTATACAGTACCTGCTGATACATATAGTGTTGTAACTGTAAACTTTTGTAACAGAGGTTCAAATACAGCCGCTATAAGATTAGCAACAAGTACTGGAGATTCACCAGGTGGAAACGAATACTTAGAGTATGACGTATCTATCGGACCAAACGGTGTATTAGAGAGAACAGGTATTGTTATTGACGCAACTAAGAAAGTTGTTGTAAGATCAACTCAAACATCCGTAACAGCAATGGTTATGGGTATTGAAACAGCCGTTCCGGCGGCGTAACATAAGGATAGGATAAAGCAATGGGAAGAAGAATATCAGTAGGTTCACCAGGTTTAACTGTCCCTTTTGGAACTACGGCACAAAGAACTACAAATGCAGGCGGTGGTGCTTTAAGGTTTAACACAGATTTAAGTGTGTTAGAACTTTATAGTACTGATCAATCAGCATGGTTACCAGTGGGTACTTTGAGTGCTAAGACAATTAGTACATCGTATTCAGCGGCATCAGGAGAACAGTTATTCTGTGATACTAATGGCGGTGGCTTTACAGTTACTTTACCAGGGTCACCAGCAGTAGGTGATGTCATAAGATTCTTCGACTTAAGAAAAACTTTTGACTCTAATGCATTGACACTAGGTAGAAACGGTAGGTTAATACAAGGTGATTCGTCGAACATGACAGTTAATTCAGAAGGCGCGGCATTTGATATTGTTTATTCGGGCGATAGCTACGGATGGCGTATTTACACTGTATAAAGAATAATAAGGAAACGTAAATGGCATCGTACAGCAGTTATAAAAAGATTACATCGGAAGGTATACCAGATGGCGCTATTACTAGAGCTAAACTGCAACCAGGAGCCGGTGCATGTCGTAGAACACAATGGGTGTTCAACGAAAGAGGTATGCAATGTCATATGTGTGCAAGAACGTCAGGATGTTGTCAACAGGCAAATGGTAGATGTTGTTACTGGTGTGCACCAGCTAACGTTTACAAAGTAACATTTGAAATCTGGGGCGGCGGAGGCGGCGGTCCAGGACACACATGTTGTAATAACTGTTCATTCGCGATTGGCGGACAGGGCGGAAACTATGCAATCAGAACAATTGACACTAATCCAGGATGCCAATATAGTGTTTGTGCTGGTGGTAGTTGGCCTTGTGGTAAATCACATACATGTACAGCAGGCATGGGATGTAAATCCTATATTAACGGTCACAATCTAAGTAACTTTTGTGTTGCTGGAGCATGTGGCGGTTGGATGTGTAACGGAGATGCATGGGGACAAAGACACGCTGTGACGAACTGTGCGAATTGTCAAATTTGTGGAATTTTCGGCGCAGACTTTGGAATGACAGGCGGTTCAGGAATTAAAGCAGGTACAACAACTTGTAGATGTCACGGACAAACAAGTTGGACAGGTGCCGCGGCAGGTATTGGAACATATGCAGGCACAGCAACTAACGAAGCATGGTGTGCTTGTGGTTGTCACATTAGTTGGCCAGCAGGTGGCGGTGTACCAGGAACATCAAGTTATTGTAATAATTGGGCAAAATGCTGTGCTGGTGGTTCAGGCCAAGGTGGCTCAGGAATAGTAAAGATTACATTTGTATAAGGAAACATTATGGCAACATACGCAAGTTATAAAACACTAACAGCAGAAAACTTCCAAGATAACAGTATAACAGCGGCTAAATTAGGTGCAGGCGCTGGTAATAAATTTAACACATTTTGGGTATATAACGAACGTGGCATGCGTTGTCAACGTTGTACTGAAGCTGGCGATTGTTGTGAACAAGCAAACGGAAAGTGTTGTTATTGGACAGTTCCTTCAAACGTATCAAAAGTAGTATTTGAAATTTGGTCAGGTGGTGGCGGTGGTGCAGGTAGCACTTGCTGTCAATACTGTATGCACTCTGCAGGTGGCGGTGGTGGAAACTACGGTGTAAAATCAATTAGTACGTGTCCAGGTTGTACATATTCAATATGTGCAGGCGGAACATGGCGTTGTGCTAAATCACATACTTGTACAGCAGGTATGGGTTGTAAGAGTTATGTAAACGGAGCAAATTTAAGTAACTTCTGTACTACAGGTGGTTGCCCAGGTTGGATGTGTAATGGAGACGCTTGGGGACCTAGACATACACAAACATGTGCAAACTGTAATATTTGTGGAATCTTTGGTGCAGACTTTGGAATAATGGGATCAACTGGAGTGTCAGGTGGACACGGTGGATGTCAATGTAAATCAGCAGACTGGTCAAACTCAGGTGCGGCTCCTTTTGTAGGAGTACACAGTGCAGGCGCAAACGCAGAAGCGTGGTGTAACTGTGCTTGTTATGCAAACTGGCCAGCAGGTGGCGGACAAACAGGAATGAGTTCATATTGTGGTAACTGGGCAAAATGTTGTGCAGGCGGCAATATGGGTGGTTCAGGCATGGTAAGAATAACATTTGCATAAGTAAGGATATAAAATGGCAACATACGCAAGTTATAAAAAAGTAAACAATGACAGCATAGCAGATGCTACAATTACATCTGCCGATATCGCACACGGTAACGGTAACAATATGGGTGTAAAATGGATCTATAATGAACGTGCTATGCGTTGTCACAGTTGTATGAGACAATCAGGTTGTTGTGAACAAGCTAACGGAAAATGTTGTTACTGGTGTGTACCAGATGGTGCAAGTACAGTAACTTTTGAAATTTGGTCAGGTGGCGGAGGCGGCCCTGGTAGTACATGTTGTAACTATTGTATGTTTACAATTGGTGGTGCTGGAGGAAATTATGCTTCCAAAACTATTGCAACAACGCCAGGCTGTCAGTACTCAGTATGTGCTGGTGGTAGTTGGCCATGTGGTAAAGCACACACTTGTGGTGCAGGTATGGGATGTAAGAGTTATGTAAATGGACATAACCTATCTAACTTCTGTGCAGTAGGTGGATGTGGTGGCTGGATGTGTAACGGAGATGCATGGGGTCCAAGGCATACACACTTTGGTTGTGAAAACTGTAATAGATGTGGTATTTTTGGAGCAGATTTTGGAATTATGGGATCAACAGGATGGGAACCAGGACACGGTGGATGTCACTGTTGGTATACATATTCAGGATCAGGACAACCTCCATTAATTGGTAAAATGTCCGTAAGTGTTACTAACGAAGCATGGTGCTCATGTGGTTGTCACGTTGAATGGCCATCAGGCGGAGGAATGCCTGGAGTAAGTTCATACTGTAACAATTGGGCAAAATGTTGTGCAGGCGGTTCAGGGCAAGGCGGCTCAGGCGTTGTTCGAATAACCTTCATGTAAATGATAAATAGTTTTAGGAGCTGAAAGATATGAGAAAAATAGAAAAAACATTTACTTACCCAGTATGGGACGAGTGGAGAAAAAATAGTTTTGCTAACGGCAAAACCGGCACCTTTACATATAAAGGTCCTGAGTTTTTAACGTTTGAAGTAGGTAATGACCCTGCAGATACAGACAACTACGGTAAAGAATCTGGTTGGTGTTTATGGGAAAAAGCGGATCTTGAAAGACCAACTGCCGCAGATATTACAAGAATTACTGTTGACTGTAAAGAAAATCCTTTACTATGTGAAATTGGTAATGATGATGGTAAAGAAGAAGGCGTTATGCTAAGACGTCAAAGAGAATGGAAAGTTCTTTGGGACGCACCAGACGGTTATATGGACGTTGAATACACAGACGAAGTAGAGCCAAGAGATGTATACGACGA